TACCATAATATGGACTATGCCATATAAGAAGATTCCGCCAAGTGCGTAAGTCCTATCACTTAAAAGAGCAGCGCAGGCATAAGATAGGTTATTGGTTACGGATGTCTCTACGGGGCGCGCCGCGCCTCCTGCGGGCATGGTCTTCTTAGGACCAGCGGCTGTTGCTGGTTTTGGATTCTGAACTAATGACAGTCCCGGCAGCGACAGTATATCGGCCATCAGAGTGGCCAGGGCAATGGGAGCTGGTGGTATGCTGTCCACCATAACGTAATCTACACGCATACCGCCGTCTTCCGGGTCTAAGATCTTCCAGCTTGCCGGTATAACCTGGTATGCTCTTTCTAACTTTATTTCGCCTACTTGCAATCCATCCTTGAAGAGGTAAAACTGTGAGTGGTTCGCAGGCTTGCCGTACAGCGTCATCACCTCAGCCGGTACGGTGCCGGTGAATAGTTTCCCATAACGGCCAGGGCGCGTTTGCCAGGTCGTAGTAGGTGGTATGCTCAATCCCTCAAAAGCTGCGGGATCGTCGAGGTCTAATCCGATGTACCCATTGCCAGCTCGAAAACCTACATTGCCATCATGCTCTAAGGCTTCCGTATAGGAATGTCCATTCTCCGGTAGCTGCCAGCCTACCGCCGGAATGCTTGGTGGATTTTTGATCCCCTTCGGCATGAAGGTAAAGGTGGCCCCAGGCAAGTTAAAAATTTCAGGGACTTGCATTTATAATCCCTTCCTCGTACGTGCTGCGGCTTCATATTCCTCGCGTCGGGCCGATTCTTCAGCTTCGATCAGCACTTCGGCGGCGGCCTGGTCCTGATATGCCTGGTCGAATTGGCCTAGCTGTTCAAGGTGGTCTGCTTCCATCTTCGAGCCCACCACCCCAACGCATAGGACCTCCCTCTTTGTTCGGGTTGTCTTAATCAGTTCTCGGAGTTCTAAAGCTCGGACACGTATACGTAGAACTGTCTCAGATCTTTCTGAAAGAAATGGTCTTATAACGTCACTAATAGAACGGCACTGGTTCGTGTTAACGCGGTCCAGTATCCCCTTATCGATGCTATCAAGCTCTTTCCACATGTTCCAACCTCTTGAAAGAGCTAGGCAAGTTAAACCGGCGCTAATGTACTTTCATATACTTTTATATACTACATACATACTAATGTAGTAGACATTGCGCCGGGTTGCTCCCTCGCCGTAGGAAGTTTGGGTGCAACCTAGCTCTATTCTCGTTTTATTACTGCTAGATCCTTCTACGCATCTTCAGGTACTTATACCTAATTGTGCACGTTGTATCATAATGGGCCATTTCTCAAAATCGTGGTGCACGGTATTCAAATTGTATTCAAATTGTATTCAAATTGTATTCAAAACACCATTAGTTTTACAAAGAGCCCGGCTTCCTCCGCGAGGAGAGCCAGGTTGAGCTGGAGGAGAGCCGGGTCGAGCTGGAGACAGTGCGAGGAGATGCTCGGGCCCGCAGGGAGACCAAGCCGTCGCGCATAAAAGTAATCAGCAAAAAAAAGAAAGTGCTCCATGGGGTTTTATCATGGCGCTTTCTTAGCTTCGCGCGCCTCTTTTGCTATCCGATATCCCTCTGCTTTATCCTCGGCTGCTTTCGTCATCGCGGCTGCGATGGCACTCATTTCTTGCTGAGTTGCTTCTATCATCGATGTTGGATCGTCTATCGTGACCATCGTATTAATGAGCGAATTCTTGATAGAAACTTCTGCCCCATTACCTTTTGCAAAGTACTTATTGGGGTCCTTTACAGCTTTGTAATTGACATCGGACGTGTAAGCGCTTGGATCCATCGTATACATGACTAAGATGGTTGTGAACGCTGCTGTTTCAGAGACATATTTACCTCCGACTTTGGTACCGTCCAAAAGACTGATTTCCACATACCTATCTTTGGCTTGTGTTTCAGTGACCGAAACACTTGAGGTTGCCGTTTCTGTTACAGGAGCCGATGTGACGGAAACATTTGTCGAGGTTTCCTTTACAGGAGCACTTGTGCAACCTGCTGCCAATATCACCGCGAGAACCGCGGCCATCATGACGACAAAACTTGTGCATTTCATATCTTTTTCCCTCCATGTTGTAGCTCACAATACTCAACAAAAAACGTTTTGGTGACCATCTCAGGCACCTCCCACCGCCTTCTCGCCGGGCAGCGTGTCAAAGGGCCGGAAGGCTGGAAGTGCAGGCTTGATGCTTCCCGGCTCTGTCGCGGGGGGCTTCTCTGATTGTGGGAAGTACTTCCTGATATGCTTGCAGTTATGCCTAAACTGGTTACCAGGGCATGAACAGGCCCGTGATGTGCAAGTGTAATATGCATCTTTTTTGTTGCTCAGAACCAACACTAGCCGCCCATTTTCAAGGCTTACATCGCTCGGTAGTGGATTGCTTGCCCGTCCCACATACGCTAACAGGCTCTTGATCGCGTCTACGGTCTGCGTTACCGGGTTTTGTATCTCGATTATTGTTCTTCCAGACACTTCATTCACCTTGGTTAGTAACTAAGTTACCAAGAATAAATAAGTTTTGGTTACATGGTTAGCAAAACATTAAATATTGAAAGTGCGATATACACGAAGCATGATTGAGGCAGTAGATGAAAAGGGAGAAAAACGCGAAGTCATTCGAACATTATATAAAAAAGTGGACAAGCTCGGGCGGGTAAGCTTAGGCATGGATCTAGCTGGCAACGAAGTCCTAATCGCCGTTGCGCGGCCAAAAATGCCACAGGATAAGTTGGATTACCTAAAAGCTTGACCGCCAATACCTTTATGCTGCCTTAAGAATAATTACTTGAAAAATAGTTGGTTTCCGGCCAGGGTGTTAAGAGCACCCTGACAGGAGAAAACACCGTGCAGGTGAATACCGTATGTTAAATGTAGCCAATGCTAGCATAAATACCTTTGGGAAATCACCCAAAGCCGATAATGTACCGCTTGATGATCCGATTTTTGAAATTCCCTTTTCAGAGCTGCAGGGACTTTTAAACGAGATGGTCCTCACCTATAACCAAATGGCCGAGATGGTCAGAGACGCCGGCATACTCCGAGGGAGGGAGCTTGCACGGATGCTCACCAGGGCCTCGGATAGCCTCAAGGCCACAAGATCACCCATTGAGAAGCTACAGCTCATCAATGCCTATATTCGCCAGCTCCTAACCAAGATTCGCGAAGCCTTGAAGACTAGGCCACAAGAGGGCGGGAAGATCGTTCAAGTCTGCACCAAGATCATGGCAAGAGCGGTGCAAATTGTCGATTATATCAAGACCATCACTCAGGATGATCCCAAAAGAAAGGAGATCGCCCTGGACTCCCAACAGGCTAGGATACTTTTCTCAGGAGCCGGTGGTGAGCCTGTGAGTCGCAAGGAGACCATTAGAGCCATGAAGAGAGCCGAAGTCTTGTGGCCTGCCTTGAACTGTGGCCACAGGCCCAATGATGGCCGTCTGACTACACGTCTAACCGCGAAGGTGGAAGAGTTGCAGGATTCTCCAATAATCGGCTACCGTGACCTTTGGCAACGGTCCGATAGGTGCGTAAGCCTGAGCATATAAGCTCGCCTAGTTAATATTGTCGAAAAATATACAATTAAATTCCATAAATCCGAGAAGGATAATAACCGTTTACAGCTTGCTTTAGTTTACCTGCTAATACCGTTTCGGTTTCGTTTCTATTATAATAGCATACAAATATTATTTCTTTGGCCGGATAGATATTCAAGGTGGCCCGTTGCCAATGGTCACGATTGGAAACTCTTGTAGTGAAGATCTTCAGCAAGACGGATCATCGGTTTAGTAGGGGCAATTCTTACCGCAAAGAGTTTATCGTTTCCGATCAGTTACGGATTAAAAATAGGGAGATTAAATGATGAACACAAATTTTTTGTTGGCAGCATTGGTTGTATTCAGTTTTCTTGTGCCCGCGAGCGCTATGTCTGATAGCGATATTCAGATACTTGAAGCCTCTGTGAAGATAACTTTGACAACGGGAGATATTGGTGATACAATTCAATACTGTGATGTAAGCGTGGACAGGGATAATGACCTTCTGGTGACTGTCTTGCCAGCAACCGGCTATAGTAATGAAGATACACAGCAGAATCTTATTAAGGCCATTGGTGCAATCGGGGGTGTTTACGTGTATGCTGTAAACGAGTACTCTGATCTGGGCAACCTCTACATCACATTTGGAAATAAATACGAAACAGTAGGTACGGCCCATGCTCTTAGGTCGTGGGCAGAAGCAGTCGATAGAAATGTAGAAGGCGATTATGGGACGCTGGGATTTAAAATTTTAGGTACACTCAAAACTAATAGTTGAGTATTGCACAGCGCCGAGAAAAAGAGAAGAGGAGATTTCACAAGCTACATGGACCTTGTGGGTTCTATTTCCAAAATTGATACCAGTGCTTAGCCTTAGCCTCCTCCTGCGATGGTGGTAAGGCCAATTGGCTTATGCTTTGGGTGAGTTGTGCTACATGGCCGCGAAGGAATGATATCTCATCTTCCTTGCCTTTAAGAGCCATCTCATATTTTGCGGTCTCATTTTTGGCCTGCATAATGTCTGCATAACTCAGATTAAGCCTTTCTTCAACCTGCATAACGTCTTTAGCATTCGATTCTATAACTCTATCCTTCTCTGCTAGCTGATTCTCTAATTTCGTTATTTGTCGCTTTAGTTGCATAACTTCTGTTTGACTTTTATTCAGCTCCATTTGAGCGTTATGCAGTTCTAAATTGGCCTGATTACTCCCTGTAACAAATGATTCAATAGCCTTAGCCACATACTCAGATCGAGATAAGTTGCTTTTCTTCGCCTCTTCATCAGCTTTAATCAGGATTGAATCAGCAAGGGAGACCGTCACGCGAGGCATGAGTTAAGCATAGGTTATGCAAGGCAATCAAGGTTTGCATAATGGATGCATAACATCATGTACGCTTGCGAAGGGATCTTACAAAAAAGGCAAACTCTTCAGTTGGAATTTCTAGCGTGTTTAAGGAGGAAAGCAACCGTACGTCTTCCAATATACGATCCATCAAGCCTTCGGATGTGTCGTAGGCTTTATCATGATGTTCTAATTCTATAAATATCACATAATTTTTATAGATAAAATAGATGATAACGAAGTGTTCCGAGATGTGTAGGCCTCTGAGTCCCCTTAGGTTCCCACTCTTTGGTTCCCCAATTTCTGGATTTTGTCGGATACCAGCAATTTTCTTTACAATTTGTCTCTTAAAAACAAGATTTTTATCTGTTAAATCATGAAAATTTCTGCTAAAATGTTCTGTAATGATGGACTCGGCCATAATGATCCAAGATCAAAGGCTCATTAGGTAGGCTTCCATCTCTTCATCGGTTTTGAAGTGCTTGAACCTGCCCTCTATGAAGTCCTCTAGGCCTTCTGCGATACCCGCGACTAAATCATCTCTCTTCATCGTCTCTTCTGCAACAACCATCATGGATATCACCTCGTCCGGTTTATACACGCTAGCCACGCCGTAAGCCTCCCTTACTCAGTGACCTAGAAGTAGTCTAATTAGTATATATAAAACACGGGATGAGCATATATTTCTAACGCTTGAAAAAATTGGTGTATGTGGACCATGTTTTTATGGAGCTGAAAATTATTGCTGCCTATCAGCACTGTTTTTTATGTTTTTTGTCATAATTCTATAGCTCTCTAAACCCTCTGCTAGGGCCTTCAAGCTTTCACCTACCAACTTTACCGTGGCTGCTTCAACGCCTGATGAGCTGATATCCTTATCCTGTTCGAATGCCTTCTGTATATTGTCTAGGCAGGCATTGGCGATCTTGGCTACCTTCTCATCCATTGCTTCTATCTGCTCGTTTAACTTCTCATGCATGTTCTCAGTCCTCACTGCTTGCTATTTTCGAAATAAGCATAGGTATCCAAATCAAGCACATAGCCGCATTTAGGGCATGTACCGCGATTTTTGATAATGGACAATCCCGGCGCATCGGGATAGCTCTTGTCTTCTTTCATATCCGATCCGCACTTAGGGCACTTCATAGCTTTCTAAAGAATATGCGTGCATTTAAGCTTATAGCACGAATACCCTGTATTGCAGTTTCTTATGTAACGGCCAGCATAAGAACGGCGTTACATAAGAAACACTGACGCCGTTCAAAGCATGTACTTTCGAAATTGCTCTACAGCATCTAAGTCAGTTACAACCACCGCCTGCTTAATAGGCCATTCTATAGTGGTGCCGTCCTTCCTGAGATAATCACCAACAGCATAAGCCTCTTTGCATACCACCTTAGCATTGCTCTGAGTCCATGCGCCTAGATTGTTCATGAATAGGACATTGACATCTTCCCATCTGCAAAAGAAGTCTGCATAAGAATGCTGGTAGATATCGGCGCTGCCCGTATCGATGCACGTTATCTTAACCTGGCAATCGAGGTTTGCCGTAGTAATGGTGGGAAGCACGGTTAAGTTAGTGGTCGTCGTCTTGGTGGAAGCCTGAGTAAAGGTGATTACTTCAGCATTTACGGTTACGGTTCCCGCGCAATCGGTATGCGCACCGCTAACCGATAAGGTAATCTTGCACTTGAACTGTACTGCCGGTGCGGTGCCGGTCAGCACCAGAGGAGACGGGGCGCTCAGGTTGTTATAGAGTTGCCATAGCACCGAAGTTTTCTTTTCCCCTACCTGGTTAAGATAGTCATCGATCATCATACTATCGGCACTCCCGCGGCTATGTAGGGCCTCATCATCTGCCGGGCAATCCTAGATGTGAGTGTAGGCTGCCCACTTGGTTTAGCAAATGTCTCTGACAGATCCAGCATTCTAAAAGACTCTACGTTCTGATCTTGCAGTGAGCGCCGGGAATTATTGCCGGTCGTGATAATCTCTAATGCTTCCTCGCAGCATGCATCAATTACCGCCTGAGGGACCGTCACCCCATCACCCATAAAGCCGCCTCTCGCCAATGGGACATATCTCGGGAATGCATTTACCTGAGTAGCTGGGTCAGCCTTCCACCCCTTGAGCGGCAGGCAGTTGATGGCCTGAGTAGCCATATGAAGTGCGCTCTCTTTGTCTCCATCTGTAGCGGCGAGGAATAGCGCTGCATAAAGGCGGGTTGCGAAGTAATCATCTGCATCATCATGGTCTATGTAATCTGCCGTGTTTATCACCTCTTAAAAATTAATAGCCCTGACTCCTCAGGGCAGTTGAACAAGGGCAATAGACCCGCGCGTGGCGTTGCTGTCAATGAGGACAGTCTCGTTATACTGCTTGAACCTAGAACTTTCAAACGGTCCAAGGATGTAAGTATGGTTTGCCGGAAGCTGAAAGAGTGCATCCCCAAGGGCCTCTCTCCAATACTCACCAGCAACCACAGTTAGGTTAATGCCGGCAGTTGTGGTTATGGTGGAAGTATTGACTATGAGGATCTGAGAGCCGTCTATGGTTGCATTGTAGTAATGTCCACCCGTGCCGATGGCATACCACCCAACTGACTCCTGCCCGTTGGCCACGCCTACGGTTGGCTGGATTACTGCCCGCACTGCTAATGCGCTGGTGGACAGCATCAGGAGACTTACCAGGATGACAAAAAGGGTAAGGTGTCTCATTTAAGCCACCGCCCTTGCAGTCAGGAGAGCCAGGCAGGTAGGACGAACCACCTTAGCACCAAACACGTGAAGGCCCTTCACAGCATCGCTGAAAGAGTCTTCCGGCCTATAGCCCACCACCTTCTTGATCTGCTCGGCATAGGACGCGGCCATGCCGTGCCCGGCTATGATTTCGCTGTTAGCCTTGCCTTCGGAGGTGACGACCGGGACATTAAGAGATTCCAGCACATCGAAGCCAGCCGCGCGGGTAACTATGCCGTTCCTGAGGGCGTCAGGGCTGCCAGAGGCGCTTATGTTGGTGAACCTGTCATCCTTTACGAGCTGCCCGGTGAACCAGGGAGGGATGATAACCCATCTGCCGGATTTGGGGCACTTGGCCTCAGAGAGCTTTGTGCTGAGATCTACCAGGTAATCATAGGCGTCTGCTGTTCCGGAACCCGGCACAATTGCACCAGCATCGCTGTCAGTGCCGATTTTGTTTCCAGCGGGCACACCATCATACAACAGATCCGCCAGGTACATCTCGGCCACATCCGTCAGGTCGTAAGATGCCTGAGCCATTGCGCCGGTCATGATCTTAGGAGTCTGTTGAGCTACGTCAATGTCGTCAACCTCAAAATTGAAGTAATTGCCCTGGTCTATGGTAAGACTGGTCTGCGCATCGGACAGGGTTTCCGGGGCCACAATGGGCATGTTCTTGACATAGGGCCGGATAGTCACGGGGCCTATTCCATTGATTTTGACTACGGAACCTTGCCCGCTAATCTCGCCCGTGTAGTCACGATTCATTACGCCGGCCTGAGTAAAGACCTGATCCTTCTTCAGGCTCGCCAGGAGCTTTGCGCTCCATATCGAGGGAATAAAGTTGTTTACCGTCATCGAATCACCGATTTAGGGAGCCATCCGCTATTTGCTTCTCGATGGTTGCCCAATTCTTTTCAATGTCCTCCGGTGCCATCTGGTCAATTTGCGCCCTAGTATAGCGCGTTGGGGCAGGAGTAGCCGGCGTTGTTGCGGCTCCAATTGCCGGGCCTGGTCCTATGGATGCTACCATGATCTTCATGTTTGATCTGATTTCATCCTCGGACTTGCCCGTTATGAGTGGGATTAAACCTTCAGGAAGATTAACTTCTTTAGCTATTTTTGCCTTAAGTTCTACCTCTTCCTTCAGTGATGCTTTAGCCTCTAATGCCTGTCTGGCGGTTTGCTCGGATAACAAAGATTCCTTGAGGGTTGCATTTTCGGCCCGTAGGGCCTCGTTGTCTCCATGCCTTTCCTTCTCTTCTCTGAGTCTATCCGATACAATCCGATTGACATCGGCCTGAGTGAATGTCTTTTCATCTTCTGCCATGCTTACCCCGAAATTTTACGGATCTCGTTAACCTAGATCTATCATGTATCTGATAATATATAAATGTATCCTTTAAGGACAATTTTAAAAGAAATTATCACAATTAGGAAACGCCCTGAAAGTTGTTCATAGCTGGATATAGGACCACACGACCAGAATCGGAGGCCCATAATATTTTTATAAATACCTTTCTGCCCTCATAAGGTATGCCTTTGCGCTCTGGATTCTACAGCATCTTTTTTGTTTAGCCGATAGCGATTAATCGGTATCGGGCAATTGTCGATAGTATGCGCTTATAGTCTCTGGAATGCGACATAAGAAAAAGAACATTTTAGGCCCGTTTTCCCTGATAGAGGAAACGGGCAAGTTGTACGTACTTCTACATTAGAGATGGATTTTCTTCTTTGATTGTGGTCACTTCTGTTTTTCTATCGGCCTCGCTCATCTCGGGATCTAACCTTTTCAAGCTGGATTCTATGGTGGTTAGCCCGTTCATCTTACGACTTGTCTCATTCTTAACAATCTCTACCTCATCCCTGGGCAGGCCATCCTCAAACTTGATTGCAATCTTGGTTATCTGGGCGGCACCTGTACCACGGCCCACCACCTCAAGGGCGGCGGTGACACGTAGGATCTCCCTGGTGCCGGGATCGAGTCGTAGCCGAAGCCTATTCACTTTGGCGAGAGTGGCCATCATGAGACGCTTCAAGGCTGATCCGCTCTCTGCAAGGCCCTGCTTAAGCTCGCCTAAGGCAGCCGGGGATAACTCAGAGACCATGTAAAGCCTCTCGATTATCTGGTCAATCTGTTGAAATACAGCCGGTAATTGGGCATTCCAAACCATGTAGGCGGGGGCCGGCTCGCCGGTATTGTAGCCGTAGTACTGCCCACCACCTACCACCACGGCCTCGCCGCTATACGGGTCAACGTCTATCTTTGAGGCGGGCCCGGAGATGGAAGGATCGGCATGTTTAGTGAGCACCCTTGAGTTCTGGATAAGCCTCTTCTCCAGCTCCTTAACCAGGTCGTTCATATCCGTGTAATCATCCATGCCGAAAACCCCATCACTGCCTAAGAGGTTCTGGATGGGCACGACCAAGAAGGCATCAACGCCTGTCTTAACCTCAGGCGGGATGGATGCATAGCGCTCAAATCTCGTTAGAAGAGCATCCTTGAGTTTACCGGCTTCCACAGTAAAGAGCTTATTTGTGATCTTACCGCGCTCATGAATCTCAGCTCGGACAAACTCCTCCGCACCTTCCTTGAAGGACCACGCCAGCACATGAGCAATGAACTCAGTGCTATCGGGTGACACCACCGGGTACCAGATTCTTGGATTGATGACATCTATAATACCTCTTTTATCAAACCGGGCTTTATAGATTCCCGTGCCGTTCCGCACCATGGACATGGTAATCTCATGGGCCTTTAGGACCAGGGCGTTATCTGCGATCAGCCTATCTGCCGCGCCTTGTGGATCGGCAGCAACCTTGAACGGCTCGCCGCAAAGGAGATCGGCAAAACATGTAGTTGCCCTTTTGTACCAATTGACCGTCATATCTACGTGGTTGCGGTCTATGTAGTCCAGCATCTCAAAGGAGTGCTCCTTTCCGGGCCTGCTATCGCCAAAGGGGTTTAAGTCGGGCCATACCTGGCCGTGTTTGCCCTCGTAGAGCAAACCATTCTTTACATATCGATCCATCCGTTCCTGCTCCGAGGGAATGGGCCACGGGGCACCACCTGCAAAAGCATTGAGACTTGTAATTACCATTGAATACCTCCTAGTATATCGCATTAATTATATATTTAAGTGCATCAATCGCGTGATCCCCGGCCTTTATGGGCTTGTCTATACCCTGGGCAGCCGCCTTGTCATCCCACACATACCCGCCCAGCTCCTCAATGAGGTTCGGGCACTTGTCGCTTATTACCAGGGTGCCGGCGTTAAGGGCCTGGGCGATCTTCTGTATGCCTCCAAGAACGTCATTGTTTGCCCCATGCACGCCTCTTATGCCATGCTGCCGGGCCTCATGGATGAATGCTGCCGCGCTCGGATCAACCTCTATGCTGGTGGGATGCAGAGGGCCTATGAAGTCAATGAGGGCAGCCGCATACTGTGAGTTTGTCTTTTGGTTCTGCTCCTTTGGGCGGTGATAGTATTCTTCTGTAATTATCCATTTCGTTTTATATCTGCATGCCTTCAAGAAAACCGTGGGATTGGCCGCGCCGTAGTCTATGCCGAGCCTCATCTGATCCATGGGAACCACAGGGAGGACCTTAACTACATGCACTTCCGGGTCAAAGTTGCCAAATACAGCACCCTCTGCTATCGCCCACTCGCCACCAATCATGCGCTTCTTCCACAGTCCGGTATATGTGGATCGAATCCAAGCCTTGAACTCTTCACTTATGAAAGAATTATCATCGAGCGTAAACTTCCAGACTCTCGCCCGGATCTCATCGGCTCGATCAATAAAGCGCTTCTTCATCCAATGGGCAGGCGGGCCGGGATTCATGGTAGCCCATAGTTTAGCACCGGGCAGGGACAGGCGGCTTACCAGCATGTTAAAAACTTCAAACGGATACGTTGCCGCTTCATCACAGTAGGCATCAAGGAGCGTTGGGCCTTGCACTTTGGGCAGGGCACCGATGTTATTGGCACCTACCAGGTATATTTTGCGTCCAAATAGGAATAGCTCGCCCATGCCAGCATTCAACCTGCAGTTCTTAGGGCCGACAAACTCCCTTAGGGGATCTATGCAATTGCGGGCTAACGTGCGCTCAGTATTGCCAAGCATCATTCTTGGCGCATTCTTTGGGCCTGAGCTAACCCTATCAGCCCACGCTATGAGGCTGCCCACTGTCTTGGTGGATCGGACGGCACCAGATAGAAGATTCAGCTTGGTGTCATCATCCTCAAGGCTGGAGATCCAGACATCCGCCGCCTTAGAATCCTCAGGTGGTAGGTGCCACATCTCGCCGCTCCTTGAGTTCTTTTCTCATTGCCGCTAATCCTGATTCCTCATTGCCAGGAGAGGCCCCGGATAAGACCTGAGCCGCCTTGTAGGGACCGGCCATAATTGAGCCGATTGCACCATAAGCTCCAGCTTTCCGGGCTTCCCGTGCTGAGCCTAAGCTGATCTCCAGACATTCCGCCAACAGCTCGTTTACATCAAGGGCGTGCTTCTCCTCTTCTCCCTGAGCCGCCGTGATAACCTCAGTGGGAATATGGCCGTAGCGCTTGTGGTCGTGTAGGCAGGCCAGTTTTACCCCATAATCTTGGGCTATCTTGGGATAGTTGCCCACGCCACCAATGATATCTGCCTCGATTTCAGCTCTCTTTTTATGACCACAAACCGCACATCTCTTCATAGATTGATTCATATATTGAATTGAAAGTATATAAATGTATCCTTTAAGGACAAAAAGAAGAGATATTTTCCTAAATAGGAAAACACTAATAAGCTAAACTGGTTTGTGTAATCGTCTCTACGGGTGCGGGCTTCCCCCTGGTTCTATGCGAGATCAGACAGGTAGTGCAGATGTAGCATCCCACCAGGGCCGCTGAAGAGTTGTCCTGTATTAGGTCGTGTGGAGACACATAGCCACAAATATGGCAAGTTCTCTTTTGCTGAGATGTATGCTTTCTAAGTCCATCCATGAACTTATCATGCTTCAGATCAGCGGCGGATTTCTTAGGAATGCTTGCATCCTTACACGACTTGCCTGAACCGGGTTCAGTTAAGTCCGATGTCGCGCCTTCCACCTCACGAGCGCAAGGCTCTTCCGGGTTGTCCTCAGTGGTTTCAGATTTTAAGTCATCTGTGGACACGCCTAAAGACTCGTTCAAGGGGTCTCCTGATATCGTTGTCTTCAGTGTACCTAGGTTCTGCACCTTTTTCACTGAAAACTCCCCCCCTATAGGAATAATACTAAACAGATCTATGATATCTTTCCATTGTTTATCTAAAGACACTGAAGACATTGATAGCAGTAGACTGTTTTCATCTGTAGACTTATCTGAAGACTCAGTAGGTACACTAGATACATTTTCGTCCTTGAATCCTGTCAGAAGGGTGGTAAGCATTTCCTTATATGCCACTTCATCAAATATCAGGCCACGGTATAGAGTCACATTCTTTCTATTGGCATTCTTGGTTTTCTTTGGTGCAAATCCTCCGCAAAACATTTTTAATTGTTTTCCGAAGTACCCTTCGTCAACCTTCTCTGATACAGTAAGTTGGCACCATTTCTCGAACGCTTCATGAATAGGTGCAAACTCTGTAAGTTTACCCGATAAGGAAGAGTCGTATTCGCAGAACGTATCAAGGAAAGTCTTGATGCTGTTGGACTGTTCGGAATACTCCTTAATCATTTCGTTGCCCGCTCTCTTGGTTATCCGTTTGGTCTTGCAGATTTCCTTTGCCCTGTATATGATAAGGTTGAGTATTCCGCTAAGCTCTTGTTGGGTGGTGAGCTTGTCAAATAGGTCCGGGTCTGCAACTTTAACTTGTGGATCTCCCTCTTTGAGCATCGCCAGGAAGAGGTAAGGCAGGTTTAACTTTACTATCCTCTCTTCCCATCCAATCGATTTATCTCGGATTTTTGGCATCCCATTGGTGTCAATGGTGATCTGAGTATAGGGCTCGAATACGGCTCTTGTTACGCTGTATTTTTGATCGCTGTCTATAACGCCGTTGCCTGTTATCAGCTTCATAAATTCGGTGCCTAGAACGGGCTCTTTGTTGGTGGTATTAGACTCTGCCGCTATCCATCCTCTCTTTCTAAAGAGCTTGCTTGCTGCGAAGTTATTCTTTGCTGGTTCGTCTATCTTGAAGTCACTGAAGGAGCATTGACCATAAAACTCTTTTAATAACTTCTCATAGATTCCTTTTCCGTTCCTGCCTAATCCTAGCAAAAACATAACATAAGGAATTGGTAGCTTAATAGCGTGTGATGCAAACCAGTCTATGAGGGTAAGTCGGTCTACTATGACATTGGTTATACTTGTCATATATCCACAGAATACCGGGCATCTCGCTTTTGGATCATAGACCACGTTAAGCTTTTCCAGTAGGTAATCCTCTTGTCTAAATCCCCTAAATTTACCAGTGCGTAAATCTATTACACCGTTCTTAACTGCTAACAGATATGGATCTGGTTCAAATACCACCGGGCTTGAAAGTAGAGTATTCTTCATTCTTCTCTCTACTTCCTTAAACTTAACAATGGTTACCTCATCTCCTAAAAGTTGGCAAAGCTTCATATCGGCCAGCCTTGAGCCGTCGGGCTTGTAGATTTCCCCGGTGAACCTAAATATCTTGTCGGATTCCTCTGACATCGCTACTCTCATCTTCTTAGTGAGAGCGTGGGCGGCCTTGGTTGTGCTCAGTGTGTAGCCGTCCTCTTCTCCTTTCTTGTTATAATGAATATCACTGACATCTTCCGCTGTAATAACTTCAGGCGCGGCGGCTTTGATCTCCGCTTCATCCGCGTCTTCCCCCTTCTTATCTGCCGCGATGTATATATCATCCTCATCTGATTCTTTCTCCCTTGGATCAAACTCTATAGGTTCGTCTTTGGGATCTTCAGAAAAAGAGGGATTCATGCCAGTCCCTCTGCGCGTGAGGTGGTTGGACTCTGCGTTCTTCTAGGATTTTGTTTACCCTTTGCGATGCCATTTCTAGCAGATTTTGCGGCTTCATACCTGGTAAGACCGGATGTCTCTCCAGCTTCCACCAAGGCGTGGAAGGTTGCCGTCTCTGGCAATAGTCCAGCACCTACAAATTCACCTAACGCACAGCCCGATCTATAGACCTGGTTGTATCTTGTACTTGCCGGGGCTCTTTCGGTCGCGTCTAACTCACTTAGGACTTACGCAGTTGGAGCCATCGACAATGAATAATTAGGATATTTTATATATTCGCGTATAGCCCCACGAAAGATTCTTCGCTTAGATTCGAACCAACTTATTCCCGTTCTAAGTCTTTCTA